TATAAAGAAAAAAAATACAACAAAAAACAATTATCTAACAAAATGCAAATAAAACATTAGATAGATATTGCGAAAGAAAGAGGACATAATCTACCCAAACAAAAAGCTAAGAAAATGGTCAATGAAAGTAAAAAGCAAGAGATATGGATTAATGATAAATACCAAGTTAATATATTAAGAGGTAAAGATTGTGACCAATATGTCCATATAAAAGAATATAAAGGTAAATGTGATTATCTTTCTATAAAGACACTTGAAAAAGAACCAATACATGATTGGCGAGATTTACAACAAATAAAAAATGAACTATGTGGCGAAGATAGAGAGGCTTTAGAAATTTATCCATCAGAACATAGATTAGTTGATACAGCAAATCAATATCATCTTTGGGTTATTCCAAAAGATGCACAAATACCATTTGGATTTACACATAGAGAAGTTTACACAAAAGAACAAGGTGGTGAATTCCAAAGGGTAGGACAAAGAGAAAAACAAAAGTAGTTTACAAAAAAAACTAGACCACTTGCGATAATTACACTATTATGGTAATAGTTTAGTTATGCCAATACCAAAACCGACTGGCTCTGAAACTGAACAAGCATTTATGAGTAGATGCATGGAAGACTCAATAATGCAAAATGAATATGACAAAGGTCAAAGAACAGCTATATGTTTAGCAAGTTACAGAGATAATACAAAGGGAGAAAATATGACCGAAGTACATACAGAAGAAGAGAATACAGAATTTAAATATTATGATAGTAATTGTGAATGGAAAATTTATGAAGATGAAGATGATGACAAAGAAGGAAAATTTTCTGGGTATGCATCAATCTTTGGTAATAAAGATTTAGGAAATGATATAGTAGAAAAAGGTGCATTTACTTCTTCATTAAGAAAAAAAGGGCCAAAACAAATTAAAATGTTATTTATGCACAAAACTGATGAACCTATTGGAGTTTTTGAAAAGATGGAAGAAGATGAAAAGGGTTTAAGGGTTGAAGGTAAGTTAGCACTAGGCACGCAAAGAGGTAAAGAAGTTTATGAACTAATGAAAATGGGTGCGATAGACGGACTATCAATAGGATATAGAGTAGATGCAAAAGGATATAACTATGATGATGATGGTAAAAAAAGAAGATTAAAGAATGTAGACTTAATGGAAATTTCGGCAGTAACCTTTCCAATGAATCCTAAAGCTAGAATTAGGAAAGTTAAAGGTGCTGAAACAACGATTCGTGACTGGGAAGACATCTTGCGAGATGCAGGATTGTCAAGAAGCGAATCAAAAATGGGTGCAAAAGCACTGACAAAGGCACTAACACAACGAGATGTTGATGATGGAATGCCAGACTTAATAAAATCAATTAACAACTTAACAAATAAAATAAAGGAGTAATTATGTCAGAGATTGACCATAATTTAGTTAAGTCAGCAATTGAGGAACAGGGTAAGGCATTTGAAGAATTCAAAGCAACCAATGACCAGAAAATAGCTGATTTAGAAAAAAAAGGTTCTACTGACCCACTTGTTGAGGAAAAGTTAGCAAAGATTGAAAAATCTTTAGATTCACAAGAAGATGTGAATCAAAAGCTAACACTTGCTATGAAGCAACAAGAACAAGTTGGCGAAAAACTTGCAATATTTGAGTCTATGTTAAAAAGACCAAATGTTGACGGTAGTGCTGAACAAGTAGAAAAAAAAATTGCTATCTTTGATAGATGGCTTAGAAAAGGAAAAGAAAACCTTTCACCAGATGAAGTTAAAGCATTAACTGTTTCTGATGATACACAAGCTGGTTTTCTTGCGCCACCAGAGTATATGAGAGAACTGTTGAAAACTTTAACAGAAATCTCTCCAGTTCGTTCACTTGCAAGAGTAAGAGCAACTTCACAAAGAAGTGTTCAAGTTCCTGTAAGAAGTGCAACATTTTCTGCACAATGGACTGGCGAAACTGGTACAAGAAGTGAAACAACTGGGTACACCACTCAACTGGAAGAAATTCCTTGCCACGAGCAGTATGCCTTAATTGACATTTCAGAACAAGAACTAGAGGATTCTGTTTTTGATTTAGAGTCAGAAATGCAACAAGAGTTCGCAACACAGTTTGCAAAAGCTGAAGGTAATGCGATGACTGTTGGTGACAAAATCAACAAACCAGAAGGATTTACAACAAATGTAGGTGGAGCAACTACTGGTGGAAGTGCCGCAGTTACTGCTGATACTTTGTTGGATTTAGTTCATTCATTAAAAACCCCATATAACCAAAATGCTACTTTAGTATTTAACAGAAGCACTTTAGCTAAGATTAGACAGCTAAAAGATTCTGCTGGTCAATATGTATTCCAACCTGGAATGATGCTTACTACTGGAACTCCAAATACTATATTAGGTTTCCCTTATGTGGAAATGCCTGATATGGCTGATGTCGGTTCAAGTGCAGTTTGTGTTGTGTTCGGAGATTTCCGTTCTGCATATATGATTGTTGATAGAGTAAATCTGTCAATACTTCGTGACCCATTCACTCAAGCTACCTCTGGTAATGTAAGATATGTTGCTAGAAAAAGAGTTGGTGGTCAAGTTGTATTAACAGAAGCATTAAGAAGTTATGTACCAAGCTAAGATAAGGAGAAAACTATGAATTTTGATTTAGCAAATAATACAGCAGTTGCCCTTTCTTACAAACCTACAGTAACATCTGCCGCCGCCAATGGAACGGGTGTAGATTTACAAGGTTATAAAAGTGCAACTTTAATAGCATTCATTGGAGCAGAAGGAGATACATTATCTGGTTCTGTTTACTTTGAAATTTCATTAGAACATTCTGATGATAACTCATCTTTTTCAGATGTTACACAATCTGATATTACTAATGGCACTATTGCCGCTGGTGGTATTTGGTTAAAGGTTGATGGTACTGGCACTGCTGGTACATCTGGTAATCCAGATTCAACTGGAACTGTAACTCAAGTGGGTTATGTTGGTGGTAAAAGATACATTAGAGGTGTAATTGCAAAAACAGGCACACACTCTACTGGAACACCAATCGGTTTAATGGTAGTTAAAGGGAGTGCTCTGCATTCATCTGATAACACTATTACTGCTCATAATGCTTAATAGATGAAGATATGAGGGGATTAATTTCCCCTCGTTCTTTTAAGGAGAAAATATGCCAGTAAAAATGATTAATAAAACAGTAGGAATTAATGACCCTTTGGGTGTAACTACAAGACTTTATGAAGTTGATGAAGTGGTTGAAGATAGTCCAGAATGGAAAAAAAAAGTGGGAGAAAAATTTGTGGAACATGGACATGCTATGTATATTGATGCAGAGGTAGTTGTACCGATGCACAAGGATTATGATTCTATACCATCAGATGTAGAGCCGAAACAATCTGTAAAAATAGAAAAGACAAAACAAAAAAAATCAAAGAAAACATTTTGGTCTAAAAAGTAGGAGTTTAAGATGTCAAGAGGACTTACATCAGATTTCTTGACACAACTTTCTGCGACTTCTCTAAAACCATTTTATGCAATAAAAGCAGAATTTCAAGAAGGTGCTATAAGGTTGTGGACTGGTTATGGTGAGATAACTATAAATTCAGAAACATACACTGGTAGTGGTACTTTTTTAAATATATCAAAAGTTGAGGAAACTTCAGAAATAAAAGCCACCTCACTCTCAATAGCACTATCGGGTCTGGACTCAAGTATTTTATCTGCGGCAATTAATGCAAATTACCAAAATAGAACTCTTACCTTATTTCTTGGTATGTTAGATACAAATTATAGTATTATTTCTGATGTATACCAATTGTTTCAAGGTAGAATGGACACAATGACAATAAATGATGCTGGTGAATCATCAAGCATACTTCTAACAGTTGAATCCAGATTAATAGACTTAGAGAAACCAAATGAAAGAAGATATACTGCAGAAGAACAAAAAACATTATTTAGCACCGACAAAGGATTAGAATTTGTAACCGATTTACAAGACAAAGAAATAAATTGGGGAACTGCATCAAGATGAGAGTTGAAAATTGGGAAAGCAAGTTAGCAGATTATATTGAGAAATGTAGAAATAAAAAATTTTCATGGGATTCAAATAATTGTGGACAATTTGTCCTAGAATGGGAAAAAACATACACAGGTAGTACAAAATTTCCAGAGTTTTATAAAAAATATAAATCTTTAAAAGAATTAAAAGAAAAATTAAAAGAATGTGGTGTTAAAAGCTGGGTAACCCTCTTTAATCAGCGATTAACAAGAATAAACACTAAACTAGCTCAAAGAGGTGATTTAGTTACTCTTAGGTCTAAAAATAGCTTTTGCATGGGTATATGTATTGGTATAAATTGTGCTTTTTTAGGGGATAACGAAATTGAATTTGTTTCAATAGACCATATTAAATATGCTTGGAGGTGGTTTTAATGTCGCAAATTGGCAAAGCATTTCAAAGAGCAACTAGTGCAGTATCAAGAGTAGTTAGTTCTGTTCCTGTAATTGGCCCAACTATTGGTAGTTTGGGAACTGCCGCATTTGGTACGATAGCTAGTGGGATTGATGCTTTAACTGGTGGTATTTTTGGATTAACTCCTCAACAAAAACTCCCAGATTTATCTTTAAATTTTGCTTCATTCGGTTCACAAGCACAGAGTCGTTTAGTTTCTTTAAAACAAGCGATAATGACAAGGCAAGTTATTTATGGAACGAGAAGAATAGCTGGTAATTTAATATATGCAGAAACAACAGGGAGTACAAATACATTTTTGCATTTAATATATGCAATAGCAGGGCATGAGATTGATAGTTTTGTTTCTTTTAAAATTAATGAAGATGATGTAACATTAGACACAGATGGATTTGTAAATGAATCCAAATATAAATCTGGCTCTGAAAAAATGATAAGAATTAAATATCATACTGGGACAGATTCACAAAGTGCTGATAGTGATTTAGTTTCTGAATCAAATAATCTATGGTCAGATGAACACAAGCTAAGTGGTATTGCTTATTTTTATGTAAGATTAAAATTTGATAGTACAGTATTTCCTAATGGCATTCCTAACATAACAACAACAGTAAGAGGTAAAAAAGTTTTAGACCCAAGGACATCAACAACAGCATACTCTTCGAATTCAGCTTTATGTTTAAGGGATTATCTAACTAACTCCAGATTTGGTTTAGGGGCAAACTCGTCAGAAATAAATGATACTTCTTTTTCAGCTGGTGCGAATAGTTGTGATGAAGATGTCACACTTGCTACTGTCATAAGTAAAACATTTAATGCCTCCTCTGATGTTTCTTCCTCTAATGAAACAATTACAATTCTAGGTCATGAGTTAGAAACTGGTTATGCTGTTACATATTCAACTGAGGGTGGTACAAATATAAGTGGCTTATCAAATAGCACAGTCTATTATGTTATTAGAGTGGATAATGATACAATCAAACTCGCAACATCATCTAGTAATGCTACCTCTGGTACTGCAATAAATATCACTGCTGGTTCAAGTGAAACACAAGCACTTAAACGACTAGTGGAAAAAAGGTATGAATGCCATGGTATTTTAGATACTGGTCAGACTCCAGCAAAAATTTTAACGGGTATGTCATCATCATGTATAGGTTTGGTGTATTATTCTGGGGGTAAATGGTCAGTAAAAGTTGGTGAGTATGTTTCTCCAACTGTAACTTTAGATGAAAATGATTTAGCAGGTCCAATTACTTTAGGCACAAGAAACTCAAGAAGAGATTCATTTAATGCGGTTAAAGGGATATTTGCTGACCCTAATGAAAACTATCAACCAACAGATTTTCCAGCTATTACATCTGATGTCTTTGAGGCAGAAGATAATTCCGAGAGAATTTTTAGAGATATTGAGCTTGCTTTTACAACATCACCATCAATGGCACAAAGAATTGCTAAAATTGTTTTATTTAGAAATAGAGAGCAAATGACATTAACTGTGCCAGTAAAATTAACAGGATTCAATGTTGAGATAGGTGACACTATACAAATTACTAATTCACGATTTGGTTTTTCTGCGAAAACATTTGAGATAGCTAATTGGAATTTTCAAACTAGTGCTGATGGAGTTTTAGTTATTGCTCTCGTTCTTAAAGAAATATCATCAGCAGTATATGATTGGAGTGCAGAGGAATCAGATATTATAAGTGGTGATACTACCTTACCAGATATATTTAGTGTTTCACCTCCAGGATTAACAGCTTCTGATGTTTTAAGGGCATTTAATCAAGAAGCTGTAACAGTTTTAATTGTTGATGTAAGCACATCAGATGCCTTTGTACAAGATTTTGAAGTAGAAGCAAAACAAACAGGAGATGATAATTATGTAAGTTTAGGTAAATCATCAACGAATAGATATGAGCTAATCAATGTAGAAGATGGTGCAACCTATGATGTAAGGGCAAGGGCAGTAACAACATTAGGTTCTAAATCTGACTTTGCGAGCACACAACATCAAGTGGTTGGTAAGACTGCACCTCCGAGTAATGTTACAAATTTCTCCGTAAATGTAATTGATGATGTGGCTCATTTAACATGGACTCCTGTACCAGATTTAGATTTATCACATTATAAAATACGACACACAGCAGAAAGAAGTAGCCCAAGATATGTTGCGGCACAAACTGTTGTAGAAAAAGTTGCAAGACCAGCACAGTCAGTCACAGTTCCAGCTATGACAGGAACATACTTTTGTAAAGCTGTAGATAAACTTGGTAATCTGTCAGAAACACCAGCATCTACACAAGTGCTAATCGGAGATGCAATATTTAATCAAGTTAATACTATTGAAACAATAACTGAAAATCCATCTTTTGCTGGTACTGTTTCTAGTGTTGTTAAAACATCAGACAACACTTTAATTCTTGATACATCTACAAACTTTGATAGTGTTGCTGGTAATTTTGATGATGCAACGGGTAATTTTGATGGTGGTGGTGGTAATGTTTCATCACAAGGTACTTATGATTTTGCAAATAAAACAGATTTAGGTGCTAAATTTAAAACACGAATAAATTATTCACTTACAGTTGATAGGGTGGAATATGTTACTTCTTTTGATGATGCTAGTGGTAATTTCGATAGTAGAGAGGGAAATTTTGATGGTGATGTAAATGCTTTTGATACAACGGATGTAGAAATGCAAATAGCTACAACAGATGATGACCCCGCAAGTGGAAGTGCAAGTTTTACTGCATTTAGACGATTTATATCTGGAGAGTATGAGGGTAGAGGATTTAAGTACAGATTAGTCTTGACCACAAGTGATTCACAAGCATCTCCGACAGTTTCAGCTTTATCAGTTAAAGTGGAAATGCTTGACAGAAGATTAGCCGAAGGTGATGTGGACAGTGGTACTGCTAGTGGTGGTAAAGCTATAACTTATGCGAAAGCATTTAAAGCACTTGAATCATTACAAATAACAGGACAGAACTTGAATAGTGGAGACACTTATGCTATAAGTAATAAATCAACAAGTGGGTTCACTGTTAAATTTTTAAATAGTAGTGGCTCTGTGGTAAATAGGACTTTTGATTATGTCGCTACTGGTTATGGAACTATAATATCTTAGGGAGAAAAAAATATGTCACAACATGATATGAATATTGCCAATCAGGGTTTCCCTGCATTTAGGTCAGATTTAAATAATGCACTCGTTGCACTAGCATCTACAAATAATGGAACATCAGCTCCATCAACATCTTTTGCTTATCAAATGTGGGTGGACACAACAACTGCAAGTGGAAATATTTTATATATAAGAAACTCTGCTAATGATGGAAATATTGAAATAGCAAGAATTAATCAATCAACTGGAAAATTTATATTCTCAGAAACTGCACAATTTGAAGATGGTAGTGCTGGTGCCCCAAGTATTTCATTTATATCAGATGCTGATACAGGGTTTTATAGACAAGGCGCAAATAGAATGGACGGAGTTGCTGGGGGAACAATCGGTTTTACTCTAAGTGATACAGGAGTAGTAGTAAATGAAAACTCAGAAAATGGAATGGATTTTAGAATTGAATCTACAAACGATGCTTCTAAATTTTTTGTAGATGCTTCAACCGACCAAATAATAGTACATAATGGAACTTCTATTTCAATAGGAGGTGTGTTAAGTGAGTATCAAATTAATGCAACTGATAATGCACAAGGAACAAGTGCTTTTACAAGATTTAGTGCAGATGCCACAGGACACTCAATAGCATTAGGTAAATCAAGGGCGGCAACTGTTGGTACATACACAGTTGTGCAAGATAATGATATATTAGGTTCTTTAGATTTTTATGGTGCTGACGGAACGGATATGGCAACTAAGGGTGCATCTATTTCAGCAAGAATTAATGGAACACCCGGTGGTAATGACTTACCAACAGAATTAGTCTTTGGAACGACGGAAGATGGTGCAAGTGCAGTAACAGAACGATTAACAATTTCAAATGCTGGTCACATTGCTACAGTTAGTGGAGAAGCATCAACTTCATCAACTCCTGTTGCTTTAACAGGACAAACAGGAAGTGTAAGTTTGAATTTTGCTACTGGAGATAATTTTCATATTACATTTGGAGCAAACAATATAACCACTCTAGCAGTAACCAATGAAACTGCTGGGCAGTCTGGGGTGCTAGTCTTTACGCAAGATGGTACTGGTGGACGGACTGTTGCCTTAAGTGCAAGTGATTTTGAAACTGCTAGTGGTGGAGGTTCACCAGCAATAACATTAAGCACAGGAGCAAATGCAGTAGATGTTGTACCATATTATGTAAGGGCATCTGGTGGAATTGTATTAGGTGCACCAATACTTGCAGTAGGATAGATGTTTAGCAAACCTTTATTTTTATCTTCTACATCTGGAACTACTGCCTATACAATAGATCAATCAATTAGATATAATAGGTCTGATTCTCCTAAGTTATCTAGAACTCCAAGTAGTGATGGAAACAGAAAAACATTTACAATTAGTGTTTGGTATAAACCAACGGATTTAGGAACTGATAGGACTATTATGGCGGCAGATACAAGTGCAAGTGGTACTAATTATGCTATGTTTAAATTAAATACAAATGATAAACTCTTTTTTTATTCTGGTACAGCTGGTGGGAGTGATATTATTTCAACTAGAGTATTTAGAGATGTTTCCGCATTTTATCATTTTATGGTAGTAGTAGATACAACTCAATCTACAGCAAGTAATAGGGTTAAGTTTTATGTAAATGGCGACTTAATAACAAGTTTAGATTCAGCATCGTATCCCTCGCAAGATGGTGATACAAATTTTAATTCAACAAGTTATCCAATGGCAGTAGGTTCATTTAATTCTTTAACAAATATATGTGCTGGTGGTTATTTAGCAGAGTTTAATTTTGTAGATGGCACAGCTTTAGACCCCAGTAGTTTTGGCGAAACAAATAGTAATGGTATTTGGATTCCTAAAGAGTATAGTGGAAGTTATGGAACTAATGGATTTTTTATAGATGGTAGAGATGCAAGTGATTTGGGTGATGACGAATCTGGAAATGGTAATGATTTAACAACAAGTGGACTTGCAGCACATGACCAAGTGGCTGACTCACCTACAAATAATTTTTGTACTATAAATTCTGTTTATGCAGATAACGCACCAGCAGGAAATGCAGGAACACTAAGTAATGGAAATTTACAATATGTTGGAAGTGGTTCATCCTTTTGTATAAAAGGTCTTACTTTTAATTTACCTAAAAGTGGTAAATGGTTTTTTGAGTATATGATAGGAGGAAATAATGATGGTTTTGGTTTTATAAAACAAGGTGAGCAAGGTTCTATAAATGCTAGTAATGGTCCAGGAAATGTAAGTGTAGCACAAGGTGGTGGCATTCAATATCAAGGTTGGAGAAATGGTGGTAATTTTACAACTAATTTTGCAGATACTAATACTGGTTCACCATTTACTGCTGGATTTATTCATCAAGTGGCTATAGATGTAGATGGTGGAAAATTTTATTACGGAGTAAAAAATACATATTATGCAACAGATGCTGGAAGTGATGGTAACCCAAGTGCTGGAACAAATGAATTATCAACATTTGCCTTTTCAACTACTGATGTTGTTTTGTTAGCTGGTAATTATTCTGGAACACAGTATTGGAACTTTGGACAAGATGGAACTTTTTCAGGTCAACAAACAGCACAAGGTAATTCAGATGCTAATGGAGTGGGTAACTTCTATTATGCAGTTCCAACAAATTATTTGGCTTTGTGTTCAAAGAATGTAGGAGGATAACATGGCAGAACCAACAGTAAAACAAGGAAACAAATATTTTGCAAATACAATTTACGAAGGCAATGGAACTGCTATAGGTTCTGGAGGTAAAACTATTACTGGGTTAGAGTTTAAACCAGATTTTACATGGATAAAAAATAGAGATGCCTCAGATAGTCATGGTTTATATGATTCATCAAGAGGTGTTACTAAACAAATAGAGTCTGACAATACTTCAGCAGAAACAACAGAGTCAGAGGGATTAACTTCTTTTACAAGTGATGGGTTTACATTAGGTAGTTTAGACCAAGTTAATACTAACAATGAAAGTTTTGTTGGGTGGAATTGGAAAGCAAATGGAGGAAGCACCACTACAAATGATGCTAGTTCAACTGGAATAGGCACGATAGATTCTGTTTATCAAGCGGATACCACTAGTGGCTTTAGCATTGTAACCTATACGGGAACGGGTAGTGCTGGAACAATTAGACATGGGTTATCTTTAGCACCAAGTTGGATAATGGTAAAAAATCTTTCTCAAGGTGATGCTTGGAAAGTATATCATCATAAGGTTTCTAGTGACCCACAAACTGATTATGTAGTATTAAATACTACTGGTGCTGTTGTAGATGATGCTACTGTTTGGAATGATACTGCCCCTACAAGTACAGTTTTTTCTATTGGAACTCACACAGATGTTAATACAAGTTCTGAGAATTATGTCGCATACTGCTGGCACGAAGTAGATGGCTTTAGTAAATTTGGAATTTTTTATGGAAATGGTAGTACAAATGGCCCATTTATTAATTTAAATTTTAAACCTCAATGGTGGCTAGCCAAAAGAACAAATAGTGCATCAGGAGGGTATTGGCAAGTTCAAGATAGTGGAAGATGGACAATAAACCCTACTAATATAAAATTAATGCCATCTAGTACTGATGCTGAATCTGGTCTTGGTCCACAAAATCTTGATTTTTTATCTAATGGAGTGAAGTATCGCACTACAGATGGTAATGCTTCTGGGTCACCTTATATTTATATGGCATTTGCTGAACATCCATTTGTAGGTGATGGAACAAATCCAGTAACAGCTAGATAAATTATGATAAATATGATATACAAAATAAGGAGAATATAAAATGTGGGCAATAGTCAAAGCAAGTGAATTAGTGCAATTGGTAGGAACTGCACAAAAAGTTACTATTAATGATTTAGCATATCCACCAACAATCTTTACTCATTGGACTGAATCTCAACGAAAAGAAATTGGAATTTATCAAGTGATTGGAGGAACACAACCAGATGAAAGATTTGAAACTGGTGGTGCAGTTTCTTATAAGGTAGATGATGATAAAGGTACAGTTACAGAAACAATAACTCTAAAAAACAAATCTATTGCAGATACATTGTGGACAGAACAAGATAAGACGGACAAAAAAATACCAGATGGTAAAGATGTAGGAGATGTAGCAAGTAAAGGATTAAAAACTATATATACAGAACAAATACAAAAACAAGCATCTGATTTATTAAAATCAACAGATTGGTTAGTAGTAAGAAAAGCTGAAGATTCTAGCAAATCTATACCAAGTGCAGTTAGTACATATAGAGCATCTGTTAGAACAGAAGCTGATAAAATAGTAAAAGCAATAAGTGATTGTGATACTCTTCGCAAATTAAAAGCATTGTTTGTTACAGAATACAATAGTGATGGTTCAGTAAAGACTATTGCAAAAATGAACTCTTTACCATCTCCTAAAGATGTTGAAGCATATATGAGGTAAATATGGCTGGATTAGAAGTTGTAACTGCGCCATCTGCACTACCAGTGGCATTGTCAGAGGCTAAAGCATTTCTTCGTGTTGATATAAGTACTGATGACACACTAATAACCACTTTAATTGAGTCAGCAAGAGATTATGCCGAAGAATACATTGGCAGAACTTTAATCAATACAACATATAAATTATCACTAGATGGTTTTGTTGAAGACCAAGTGCCGATAAAAGAAGGTATTTATACAGCACCTTATTTATCTTTTTATAAACAATATATTCCACTAGCAAGACCTCCTTTATCATCTGTCACACATATAAAAACATTTGATGACGATAATACTGAAACAACATTTGCTTCAAGTAAATATCATGTTGACAAAGCAAGAAATCCAGGAAGAGTAGTTTTAAAAGATGGTGAAACATGGCCAACAGGACTTCGGACTGCAAACGGAGTGGAGGTTACTTATGTTGCAGGATATGGTTCATCGGCTTCAGATGTGCCCTCAGCAATTAAAGTGGGTATACGAGAACATGTAACCTATTTATATGAACACAGAGGTGAAGTAGAAGCAAACCTTAAAAACTTCCCACTAATAGCAAAGCAATTATATCAACCTTACAGAGTTCTTAGTTTTACCAATAATCCATTTTCTAATTCTGGAGGTTACTAATGCCTGTTGGCAAAATGCGTCATCGCATTAATATCCAAACTATTTCAAGGACAGCGGACGGAATGGGTGGAAACTCGCATTCATTTACCACAACTATATCCGTATGGGGTATGGTAGAAGGATTGGTCGGTAATGAGAGAGTTGAGGGTGGGCAGATTGAGTCAAGGCAAAGATATAAATTTACATTAAGATATAATTCGAGTTTAACAGTTGATGATAGATTGAATTATGATTCAAAAGATTTTAGAATATTATCTATACAAAAAAAGTATGACATTGACAAATATCAAGTTGTCATAGCTGAAGAAGGGGTGGCAACATAATGGGTGTTAAAGTTGATGTCAAATCTTTAAATCCAAGGGGTTATAAAAATTATACAATATCTTTAAAAAAAATTATTAAAGATAAATTAGGTATAGCTGGTAATCTAGTAAAAAATACAGCCATAACATCTATACAATCTGGGGCGAAAAGTGGCAGAAGGTATGGGAAACACACAGCATCAGCTCCAGGACAACCACCAGCTACTGATACTGGAGTTTTACAGACTAACATTGTTTTAAATATGGAATCTACAGGATTAGTTGCAAATGTAGAATCAAGAGCAAAATATTCAATTTTTTTAGAGTTTGGCACTAGTAAAATGAAAGCACGACCATTTATGATGCCAGCTTTTGAAGAAAATAAACCAAAAATTCGTAGAATGTTTGCCTCAGTAAAAGGGAAAGCAAAATGAGTTTACATTCAAAACAGACACAAATTTCAATATTTAACATTCTTAATAACGATTCAACATTAGATGGGTTAGTTGGAAATAATCGTATTTATGATGAAGTGCCTCAAGGGTCATCATATCCATACAT